TACCTTGTTTAACAAAGTTGTAGTCTTACCTGTGCCTGGTGGTCCTAATACAATCGTTCTCAAAATATACCCTTTGGTTTTAATTCTTTTTGGTTGTAGTCATCTTCTTTTTTGTCAAACTGTTTTACAACAAACACAGAGATTCTTTCTTTACCAATACGTTTGTCATCACAGTTACATGTTTCTTTTAACATCTGCGCCGTACGTTGATAATTTATATCCCAACGTTTTCTAATTAAAAACTGATTATAAAATCTGTCAAACACAAAATGGTGATTGCCATCACTAGTCCACACACCACCTTTTTTTAGATCGTTTTTGTCTGTTGATACTTGTCTGTTTAGACAATACTCTTCCAAATGATTTTGTAATTGGTCTTGTGTAGTCACACCTTCTGGTGGATCTATTGGTTCGTGGTTCTTCATTAGTGGATTTATTATCATGTCCCAGTCTTTTGGTTTTACTGTTGGTGGTTTAAAATCTAACTGTTCCATACATGCTTCTTGAAATAGACTTTGTTGTTTTAAAAATTTTACGTTTTCCAGGTGTAATCGTTCACCATCTACGTTTAAATAATAGTATGGTTTTTCTAATTTAATTTTTTGTAAGTCAGTCAGTGCAGGAAATACTATCTCTTCACCAATACCAAACTTTCTCTCTCTACATAATTTTTTATCACACAGATTACACATTGGTGTGTCATTACATTTGTAACCCCAATCTTTTTTATCGTGTTGTCTTTTAATTATTTCTACTTCAGACTCACTTAATGGTGTTGTTGATGCTGTTGCATTAAACAATGTCATTTTACTTTTCCATTCCGCAGGCCATTTCTTTTTAGCATACACACCAAAATGAAACATAGAATTGTTTCTACCACCTTCTGGTATTTTATTTATAGCCATAAGTTCTATGCATGGTGGTGCATCATCATATTCAGATTTAGGTCTTTCTATTTTTACAAAGTCTAAATCATATTGTTTTATATCTTCGTATATTTTATAAAATTCTTCTAAAGTTGCAGCTTCACCATTTTGTTTAAATGCGTAACGTGTAGTTTGATTACCATTAAAGTATGGTAGATTTAAAAAATTACCTGTGTCATCTGCTGATTTTAATTGTATTTGTTTTGGAAAGACTTCTGATCCGCCGTATCCTAGTAGTGTTTTTATTTCCGTTAGTTTGTCTCTCATTCTTTCTGCTGCTACCGGGTTTGCGGAAAAGAGAAAGACATGGGCTCCTCCGCTCTTTGACCTGCACACAGCCAAAGGCAATTTAAATTGTTTTATCTTATCTATTAATTGTTTGTGATCAAACCCTGCGTATGAATCTATATCAACACAACCCCACACACATTGATTATTTTCGTTAATGGGTATGATACCTAGACTCTGTGTACCATTTAAATGCATGGTCCACAGTTCCGTGGTCACTGGTTGACGTACTACGAATGATTGTCCTTTTAATTTGACACCATTCTCAACTGGCGTACTTACTTTAGTACAACCATGAGCTCGCTCCAATCCTTTAAATATTTTTTCAAACATATTTTTTAATGGGCGTTTCCACTCTCGCTTCGACGCCCACTCCTAGGATTCGATTAGTATGGTGTTGAGTCTTTAGTATCTTCTGATCCGTGTTTAACCTGCACCTGATCTTTACCAACACTTAGTGCAAAAGATTTAGCCATGTCATAGATTGCTTTATCTTTAACTGGTCCCATCTTTTCTACTTCCCATCCAAACCATGTTCCTTTGTCATTAGACATCTGAACGGTTGATAAGTTATAAATGTGGCTATAAGTTGGCGGTGTAAACAAACCATTTTTACCTTGTAGTTTTAAACCCATCATTAATGAATTCCATTTTCTACTAACTTTAAGTTGCGTAGACTTCATAGAAATCAAAGCTGTTGATGGTGTATCACCAAGAGTCAATACAAAATGACTTGCAGTGTTATCAAGATAGTTACCATTCGGTAATCTATCTTTGTAGTCTTTACCTCTTGTAGTTTGACTAACGATATCACTATCTGCATTGTGAATTGCAACAGGTGCACCACTGCTGGTACCTCTGTCTTGCCATTCGATGTATTGTCTTTTGTAGTGACAAGGTACAACACTAATTTTATCAAACAATTCGTTTGTGACAGTGTTGATTATTTTGCCAGGCTCTGCGCCTTCTACATACTTACCATCTCTTTTGTTTACCTCTGGAGATAGTTGACCCAAAATTTTTAAGAAAGGTAACGCAAGATCTTCTTGCGATATATTTTGAGCGCCTTGTGCTGCATCAGCTTCCATATCAAAGGTTGCTAGTGCACTATTCTTTTTTTCTGCTACTTGGTTCATGTTTATTTGTTCCTTTTTATTGTTGTCTTATTTCCAACGAACACGTTGAAAATTTCCGTTGGCATTGATTTACCTGCCTCTAAACGCTCACGGACTAGCGCTTTGAGAGTCATGGGCTCAACCTTCAACTTTTGTGTTGGTTGAAACCCACGCTCTTCTGCAAGAGCAGCATAATCAGCTGCCTTGTTATCCTCGTTACGACCGAATGATACGGATATCTCGTTTTTGATTATATCACCCAAGCCATTTTCACGAAGCCATGTAAATGCTTTCTCTCTGTTTGCTACAGAAATATTTGCACTATAATTTGGTTTAACATCTACCGTTGAACCATCTGCTAATTTAAGATGTGCTAATCCCATCTCAGCCATCATGGTTGGAATTACTTCTCCAGACAATCGGTCATGTTCTTTTTTTAAATCTTTAAGATTATTTTCACTTGTTTCTATTCTAGAATTTAAACCTTCTAACATTTGTATTTGATCTGCTAGAGATTGTATACTTGCAGTTTTATCTACAAGGTCTTGTTGGTCTTCTTCAAAGTTTATGTTACTCATTTATCTTTCCTCTTTCATATAGGTTAATTTCAATAGGATAATATTTTCTTTCTTGTTTATCCCATTTTAGTAAATTGTATCTACCATTTGTCATGTCAGAAACTATAGAGCATGCTACACCAATAATTGCAGGATCACCAGTTAATAATAAATAATCATCTGTAGTAAAATCTTTTAAACCTTTTCTAAGTTTAAAAATTAATGGTCCAGGAGAAAAAATTATTTGTGATAACTCTGGTAATAAAAAATTAAATTTTTTAGATGTAGAATAAGAAGATGCACCCATAATATTTATTTTAGGTCTACCATCAGCACTACCAGCAATTTCTTGTATTACATAAACTTTATGTTCTTTCATGCTTGACAATATAATGATTAATGTTATCTTGTCAACTAGAAAGAAGAAAAACTATGAACTATAAATTTAAAACAAAACCATATGCACATCAAATGACTGCATTAGAAAAGTCATGGAATAGAGAAACCTATGCTTATTTTATGGAAATGGGCACAGGTAAAACAAAAGTATTAATAGATAATTTAGCCATGCTTTATGATAAAGGCAAAGTTAATGGTGCTCTTATTATTGCGCCTAAAGGCGTAGTTGGCACTTGGTATAATAATGAATTACCAACGCATTTACCAACGCATATAGATAATGAAACTGTATTATGGAAAGCAGCTATTACAAAAAAACAACAAGAAAAATTAGATACATTGTTTCAACCAGGAGAAGATTTACATATATTAATTATGAATGTTGAAGCTTTTAGCACAATTAAAGGTTTAAATTTTGCTCAAAAATTTTTATCATCTCACAGGTCAATGATGGCTATTGATGAATCTACTACAATTAAAACTCCAACAGCTAAAAGAACTAAAAACATTATTAAATTAGCAGCTTTAGCAGTATACAGAAGAATAATGACAGGTTCTCCTGTAACTAAAAATCCATTAGATTTATATACACAATGTGATTTTTTAAGTCCTTGGTTATTAGATTTTACTTCTTATTATGCATTTAGAAATAGATATGCAGAAATGAAAACATTACATATGCATGGAAGACAGATACAAGTTGTAAATGGTTTTAAAAACCTAGGTGAATTGTCAGATAAACTAAAAGGTTTTTCTTATCGTGTTTTAAAAGAAGATTGTTTAGATTTACCAGATAAAATTTTTATTAAACGTCAAATACAACTATCACCAGATCAACGTAAATTGTATGAACAAATGAAAAAAGAAGCTATTGCCATACTAAAAGGAAAACAATCTACCACTGTAAATACATTAACTCAATTAATGCGACTACAACAAATAACTTGTGGTCATTTTACTGCTGACGATGGTGCAACACAACCTATTCCTAACAATAGAGTTACAGAACTAATGGATGTTTTAGAAGAAACAGAAGGTAAAGCAATTATTTGGGCTCATTATCAGTACGACATTACAGAAATAATAAAAGCTGTATCTAAAAAATATGGTCCGGAATCCATTGTTGATTATTATGGATTAACACCACAAGAAGAAAGACAACCTAATATCAAGCGTTTTCAGGACGACCCTAAGTGTCGGTTTATGGTTGGAACGCCTTCTACGGGCGGCTATGGCATTACTTTAACGGCTGCAAACACCGTAATCTACTATTCTAACGGATATGATCTAGAAAAAAGATTACAATCAGAAGATAGAGCGCACAGAATTGGACAAAAAAAATCTGTAACCTATGTAGATCTAATCTGTGAAGAGACAGTAGATGAGAAAATCGTAAAAGCTCTCCGAAAAAAAATAAACATAGCATCAGAAGTTTTAGGAGAAGAATTAAGGTCATGGATTTAATAGGATATACGTGCGTACCGCGCTGTAATTTTTAATTTACGACTTTACCGCCGGACCACTTCATTTCTGGAAGTCCTTCGGTGTATTTTTTGCCGTCAAAAGTTAATACTTGTTTTCTGTTTGAATCTGATTCGTGATAAGATATATGGACCCATCCGCCTGCCGGATCGTCTTTGTCGTAGTACTCCATGATCAATTGATCGAAGTCCACATTATTTTGTAGCCAGTAAGCTGTTTGAATATTTGGCACGCCAAATATTTCTAGGTCGACGGCCTGGCCCTTCGCATGCTGCGAAGTCTTTTTGCTGCCGATCGCTTCACATAATGCTTCACTACGATAGCCGCTAGTAATCGTTACTGGTTTAGAAAAATGTGCACGTAGTGGTTCAAGAACTTCATAACATAGATCTCCTAAACTTTTAATTTCACCTGCTCCTGGTGTATTATCAATGCCCCTACGTTGAGCAGTCATCGATTTGGTCATCTCTTTAAGAGTAAAATGTTTGCTAAGTTGCATATTTTATTTTGTGATTAATTGAAATATAACATAGATTAAACCGCTGATCAAAGCACCAGAAGTAATTAATAATATACTTTCTATTCTCTGTATTTGAGTTTCAATAGAATGTATTTTGTCATGAGTTTGCTTCTGCATTATTCTGCATAGCTTTTCATGTGATTCAATTTTTTGTAATGCTTCGTCTTTTCTAGCCATTATGTTCTACTCGCTATTACCTTTTCTGTTGGAGATAGTAACGCTTCCTCATTTCGTGTCAAGTTAGTTTGTGGGTCTTTTCGTGAGACATTTGCTACTAATTTAGGCATTGGTGTGCTGCCTAATGGTGGTGTTTCTGGTTTACTTGTAAAACCAGGTGCACCAGGTAATATTAAATCTTTAACTGCAGGTATTATTTTTTTAATATTTCTTTGTATAAATCCTTCTTCTTTTACTGGTCTACCATTTTCATCATAAATTAATCTACCTTCTTTGTCTGTTTGATAGTTTTCTTTATCAGGATAATAACCACCTTCTAATTCATTTGTTTCTTCATTATATATTTCAGGAAAAAATTTAATACCACTATATTTATCTATGACTTTATCTAATTTAGATTGTGGAAATAAAAAATCTCTATTTACAGTATAAATAAACTTACCATCTTTTTCTTCATTTAACCTGTTCATTTGATCTTTTACTGTTCTAACTTTAGTTTCAAATCTAGGTGTAGAATAATTAACAGGTGTAAATCTTCCATCTAATAAATTGTTAATAAGTTTTGTAGAAGCGCCTGATTTTTTCATAATTTCATATATTTTATTTTCTGATAAATCTAATAATTTTAAATCTTGTATTCTAATATACATATCTTTTTGTATTCTAAGTGCTTCTTCCTGCATTTCATTAAATGTGTTGACCATATCTGTTGGTGTTTTTTGTGCATAGTTTTGTACACTGTAAAATTTTTCTGTTTCGTCGACTGATCTTAACAATCTGTTCATTGTAGATGTAAAATATCTAAGATCTTTTTTAACATCAATTCTAATAATCCGTGTTCCAGCGAGTAATGCTAATAATTCATCCATTAGGTTTACTGGTTTACCACCTTTAGTTAAGTCTAGTGATAAAGCATCACCAATTTTTTGACCACTAGATACAAAACCTGGTTTAACACCATCTAATACGTGTATTAAAGATTTAATAAATTTATCTCCAAGGTCATCTGATTGTGTATACACAGATCCACCACCATCTTTTTTACCATTTCTTGTAGTTACATCTAGAAATCTATCAAAACCTAATGGCTCTGATATAAATGGTTCTAAAAATTTAGATACGGGTCCATTTTCTCCAAACATTATATTCATTACAAACTGTTCTGTTTCTTGTGGGTTTAAATTTTGTTTCTGTGCTTGTGCAATCGCTGCGTCGAATGGTTGATACAAACTATCATATGGACTAAAGTATGAAAAATTAATTGCAGCACTTTCACCATTTTTCCAACCTTTAACAGCCATTAAATTAGATGTTGCATCCCATGATGCAGCGGATGATCTTTTGTATGCGTTCCATTGTGATTCAGTAGAATTAGTTAAGAACTGTGCAAGTTCATTGAATCCTTTTCCAACAGCATAACTAGTCATAAATGCACCTGTTAATCTTCTTATACCCATTTGTTGTATGGCTCTGTTAGGATGTGCAGCTTCTTTTAAACCTATACCAATAATATTTGCACCTGTTCTAAGTATCTCTGCAGGAAAAGATATGAAATTTCCAAGCGGTAATTTTCTTAACTCTTGAATAATAGGTGGTACTTTACTGTATGTTGGATATGTATTTCTTAATAAAAATGCTGACGCTTCTTCTATTGCATTATCAAATGTTTTTTTCTGACCTGTAACTGTATTGATTGGTTCAAACTCTTTACCCATGTATCTAAACCATTGTTTTACATCGTCTAAACTTTTTAGTGCTTGATACAATTGTGATTTACCAAACTCAAAACCATAACCTTTCCATAAGTTATCGCCACCTGCATATAGTCTTGCAACTTTATCTGTAGGTGCCATTTTCATCAATCTGTCAAACAATTGATCAGTTGTATTTATTACATTGTTTTTAATATCTTGTGTTACAGCTTTTAATTCTGCAGCTACAACGTTTTCATCCCACACACCAAGTCTAATTAATTTTTCTACATAGTTATTAAATTCGACTTCATCAATTTTATTACCACCTGCTTTAAATATATCTCTTGCAACAATTCGCATAGCATCAACAACACTAGCTCTACCACCAATGTGTCCGTTCATTAGTGCAAAGAAAGAAGCTGAAGTTACATTTCTGACTTGTGTTTGTGGTGAGTATAATGTTTTACCAATCTGTACACCTACTTTAGATTGTAACATAAAACGATAAAAAGCATTTTCTACTAATTTATCTAAGTCTCCACCAATTCCCGCAAATCCTTGTACGTATTCAGGCGATGCCCATTTGTTTAATAAACTTGATTTCATAATACCAAGTCTTGGTACACTTTTAATTTGTTGTGCTCCTATAAATCCTGCGTTAGTTGCATCTTCTAAACTGTTAAACAACCAACCATTTTTTAATCCAGAATTTGCAATGTAATCTGCTGCTCTTTTGTTAGCCATAGATGAAATAGCTTCTGCAGTTGTATAACCAACAGATGCTTTTAAATTTCTTTCAGGACCTAATAAATTTTTTATTGCATCCGGTAATTCTTCACCTGTTTTTAAATATTTAAATTTATCATTTAATAATATACGAGTTCCTATATCTCGTAATTGTTTTATGGGTGATTTACCTTCAGCTCTACCCGTTCTTAATATATCTTCTACATGCATTTTAGCAGATTCTATGTAAGCTTTTTCTGGTTTTAATTTTGGAAAAGTAGCTTTTGCAGATTCTTTTAAGTTTGTATTTTTTTTAATTACTTTTTCTACTATAAAATTAACAGCTTTGTTCATAACTTTTTCATCAGGAACATACTCAGGATTTCTAAATGTTTGAAAAGATCTTACTAAATATTTACCTACATTGTTTACCTCAACGGTAGCTAATTCTTTTGCTAACTCATCTGCTTCTTTACCTTTTGGTAATACTTTTTTAAATTCAGTTTGAATTTTTTTAATGTCATTAATTAAATCTTTTGTTAATGCTTGTAAATCTTTTGGTAAATCATTTAGGTTTCTTTGACCTTTGACTACTGCATCTGCATCTTTTAAAATATTACTAGCTATTTCTTTTAATTCATCTGAATAATATCTTAACATAGCTGGAGAACTAATGTTTTTATTGTATTGATCTTGAAATTTTTTAGCTAAGTTGTATGCAGTTTTTTCTAAACCTTCGTAAGTTCTATCAACTTTTCTAGCTCTACCTTTTATATATAATTTAACTTGTTCACTCACACCTTCAATATCTTTAGGTTGTTTACCATAAGATCTAAACCAAGATAAAACGTTATCTATTTTTTTAAGACTTGAATCTATTTTGTTAGGTGATGTTACAGATTTTAATCTCCAATCTTTAAATGGTGGTAGCTGTGTTTTAAATCTACTTGCTGTAAAATTTCCTGCTCTAGCATTTACTAATAAAGGAGCTACTACTTTACCAATCGTAAACTTACCTGCGTCTTGTAAACTTTGTGATGCCTGTCTAGTTAGAGGTGCTACAACTTTATTACCTAATAATAATTTTGCACCTTTCATTACTGTTTTGTCAATTGCTTTAGCTCCAAGTTGAGCTACACCCATACCTGCTTTGTTAGCAATTAATGGAGCTAATCCATACTTATAACCTAGTTGTGTAAACTTACCTATTAATGGAAAACCTCCACCTATTAATACACCTTCTGCACCATATTTAACTCTGTTTCTAAATTCTGCTGCTGCTTTTTTTCTACCTTTTAAACCTTTAGTATCTTCTGGTTCTACAAAAAAAGATCCTCTACCAGGTTCTGATACTAAAAAATCTGTTGCACCAATTATCGTTGCACCTTCTAACATTCTTGATGCTACCTGACTAGTTTTTCTAAGTTTACCACCTTTAACAGCGTCAGCTGCTTTTTTCATTTTAACTACGGACGGTATTCTTCCTACAATTTTTGCAATAGCTGTACCAGGCACACCAAACTGAACTAATAAACCTGTAACTTCTCCCCTCCATGTTTCGGGACGAGTAGGTTCTCTTTCCTCCATAATTTTTTCAAAATCAGACATAAAGTCTGTGTTAAAAACTAAATCTGTTCCAGCAAATAATAATGAACCTATGCTATTTTGTAGATCATACACACCTGAACTAATACCTTTTGCTATTTCATCTAGGCCAGTTGTGTAATCTCTTTCTTGTGTAATCTCTTCGTTATTAATTTTAAAACTAGGAGCCTTTGCATCAGGTAAAGCTTGAATATCTTTCATTGATGTCATATTAATTTTACCTTTAGTCATGGCAGTAATTGCTTGTCCAATTTGTGAGTTAGGACTTAGTGTATTATATAATTCTAAAATACTTTTAGGGTCAGGCATAGCCAACCACTTGACAGGTTTTTTAGGTTCTGATTGTACTGCTAATTCGTCTGCTATTTTTTGTTTAACTTGATCTAAGTCTAAAGGTTTTTGATCTTTGATATCTATATTAACAGCTTCTTCCTTATTAGGGTCTTTGAGAAATCGTTCGTAGGCTGTTTCTGCCATGTTACGCCTCCGATGGTAATACTAAATTAACGCTATATTTTTGGTTAAATAAATCCACATCTTGTTGTGATGAAATCATAGCAAAGTCTTCTAATGCCTCTGCACTGTTAGACATTAATTCTACAATGTCATCTGTAATCTCTGCTGGTAGTCGTGCTCTTAGTTGGTCATAACTTATAGGATTATCTGATTGAGCCATAGGTCCGGGAGCCATGGTCTCTGTAATTTGTTCTTTCATTACCATTTCACCGTTCGCGTATCCTGCTCTACCACCGCTAGCAAAAGATGCTGTTAGTTCTTGTATTTCTTTTTTAATAGCATCCAAAGCATCTTTTTCAAGTTGTGGATCGCTTGAAGATTTGTACTTACGATTTTCATTTAATTTTAAATCTTCCCTATATAATTCTTCTATTTTATTAGGTAGGTATCTTTCACCTTTTCCTTTTACATAAATATCAACAAGCACTTCTTGACCTACATCTTTTTTACGATACAAATTAAACTCTTCTTGCAGCTGTAATAATTCTACATCTTCACCTGGACCTAATGTTTCATTTTTTCTTTTATCTTTTAACTCTGTTAGTCTTGGAATAATTCTTCTTAATTCAATAGCTGCTGCCTCGTCTCTAAAACGACCTGATCCAGATTTTTCCGCTAGTATATCTGACTGACCTTCGATCAATGATTTAAACATACCAGCTCTTCTTTCATCTAAATTTTCTGCTTGTTGTTGCATTAGTAATTCTTCATTACCTCTTGATGCTTTAAATTTTTCAAACGGATCTTTAGCTGCTGCTAGTGCCGTGCTTATAGCTCCACCAATACCACTGCCTATTGGTGTTTGTGATCCAATGTTTATTCCAAAGTCAATCATTAGATCACCTAATCTACGTTTAGCATAGTTAGGTCTTTCTTTTGGTGTATACATTTGGTCCGCTGCTGCTTTCATGTCACCAATAGATGCAGTTTTTAAAAACTCTGCCATGTTTTGATTCATGTTTAATTTTTTTACATCACCTGCTGTACTATAACCCTGTCTAGGTGCTTGTAACCCAGAGGTAATTCCGCCTTCAGCAGATCCACCTTTTCTAAACATAGGTCTTTTGTATAAGTTATTCATTATGTTGTTTTCATACCTCTTAAATAGTCACCATAACCAGTCATCAGTCCTCCAGCAACACCAGCTATTCCTAACGCATTCTGCAACGGCGTAGGGTTAGGTGTTACCATAGACTGATATTGTCCAGGCATTCCAGATGCAATACTTGCTACACCTTGTTGTTGATAACCTAATCTTTCGTATGGTTCGAACGCTGCTAATCTATTTTGCTCTCTTAAAGCATCTAGACCTGCTTGTGCTTGTGCTTGTTGATCTGCGCCCGCTGATCTTAAAGCACCTACGTCTGCTCCATATAATTGTGGAACTTGTTGAGCTAAAGCTTGTTGTTGACCAAAAGCTTGATTAGCTAATTGATTAGCTTGAGTAAAACCTTGTTGTAATAATCCTGATTGTAATAATGCTCTGTTCATGTCAGATTTATTTTGATATTGTGATCTCATAACACCTTCACGTCCTCCACCTAAATTACCAGACATAGCTGCTTGTTGACCTATACCTGTCAAACCAGCTGCTGCCTGTTGATCATATTCCGCTAGTGTTGCATCAATTACATCCTGTTGATATGGAGACATAAAACTTTGATAACCTTGTGGTCCCGAGTATGCTCCTGCTTGTGTAATGTAAGGTTGGAATGCACCTATACCTTGGCCTTGAGTTGTAGCCATTGTGTATGCATCTTTTTGCGCTTGATCTTGTGCAGCAACTTGTGGTGCAAATTTTGATGTATCTAATGGTGCAGCAGTTAACGCCGTTAACTGTGTTCCTAAATCTTTTTGTAGATCTTCCACATATTGTGGTGGAAGCATTTGTGTTTGTTGTACAGCCATTATATTACCTCGCTTAATCGTTCTGATGTTTCAAACATCTGTTGTGCGCCAGCCATACCTTGTGACTCATCAGATACTTGTCCACCTTGTTCTAAATGCTTCATCATGTTTTCCATAACTTCTGCACCTTTATCTATATCTCCACCACCTGCGTTTCTAACAGCATCTGCAGTAAATACAAACTCATTTACACTTAATCTTGCAGGTACATCATCCGCTTTTTCTTCTCTACCTATTGGTACAAACCCACCTTCAGCTCTATAATCTTTTTCCATGCCACCAAGGTCCATGATTCCACCCTCGGCTTTACCTATTCTACCACCCATAGCCATGTCTTTAGTATCTCTCTTTCCTAAGAAAGGATATTTAATTCTAAGAGCTTCTAATGCTTCACCAGAAGGGTCTTTCATGGCCTCTATAACTTCGGCTCTAATACCTTCTACATCTAAACCTTCACCTCGTTGTAAATCTTGTATTTCATCGGCTTCCATATTACCCATAAGAGCAGCCGCTCCTAATGTTCCAGCTGCAAGACCTGTTAAAAGTTTATTGTCTAATGCAAAATCTTTAATTGTTTTTAAAATGCCTGTTGTGCTTTTAGTTTCTTTTGCAATTTTTGGTACAAGTTCTTGAACTGATTCTGTTATTGCTCCTCCAGGATAAGCATCTCCTACTGCAACGCTTTCTGCAGTAATTAAATTATCTGCTGCTTTTCCTTTTGCAGCCGCAGTCCTACCTAAAATATCTTTTATATTATACTTACCACCCATAGCACCTGTTTTAGAAAATATTCCTGTTGAAGGTCCCATGTCTCTTACTCCTGGTAAACCTGGAGATAATTGTCCAAGACCATAAGTGCTTAAACCAGACATAAGAGAAGAACCTATTTTTCCTGTTCTATCAAAACTTCCTAATCCTCCAGCTATTGCTGCAGGTAATGCAAACTGTGGTGCAGCTAATGCAATAAATGGTGCAGCTTTTTCTGCAACTGCTGCAATTTCATTTGGTATAATTTTTCTTACTGCTTTTTTTAATGAACTTCCAATACCATATTGACGTCTACCATCCATACCCATGATACCACCATACGCTGCCATCTGTCTGTCAGGTAAAACTGGTCCCTGTGGTTTTGGTTGAAAAGGATTTACTGGATCTTCTGGACTTGGTAAAATTGGACCTTTACTCATTTGTCCTTCTGCAATAACCATTTGTCTAAATTCCTCTAGTGTCATTGGTGTAGCTTCAGGTCTAATTTCTAATAAATCAAATACGTATTTGTTGTATTCTTCTTCTAGCATAGCATCAACCATCATTTCCATTTCTTGTGGAGATTTAGGTCCTTCGTTTCCTCTATACTTAATAGATGGTGCGCCTGTTTCTAATTCTTCTGAAATTTGTATATCTGTTATTGCCATAATTGCCTTATTTTATAGAGTTTCTTATACTACTTGGTTTTTGCAAACAAATCAAGAGCCGGCATGATAACTGTTACGTCTCTCTGCACGTCCTCTTCAGGTATATTAGCAGCTTTTAAAGCTTCTTCAGTCTTATATACTTCACCTGTTTTTTTGTTTTTTATTGTCGTTATTATCTTTTCTGGTGTTAGCATTTTTATTTCATCCATTATGTTGTTACCTCTTTCTTAATATTTAGATAGCTAATTGCTACATCAAATGAATCAGAGCTACTTGATAGTACCGTAAAAGTTTTTCCACCTTCTACTATTAGCGGTTGGGTTAATAATTCTGTTGTAACATTTGCTGATAAAGCAGCTGATTTAATAGCGGTAATACTATTGTTTGTAATAGTCACTGTTGGTGTTCCAGCTGATGTAACTAATATAGATTTAATTAAATATGTTTCACTAACTAAAGGATTACCAGATCCAAACGGAGTTAACGCAGCACCACTAGTGCTGTTATCTATGCCTACAAATTTATACTGATTTACCGTCGCCATTAATCTAAAAAGAAACTTCTAGCTTCTATCTCCTGTTTTAATTCTTCTTGAAAAGTTGTGTTAAGTTTCTCTAGAACTGCATCTAAATCTCTTACTAAAGATTGAGCTACATCTTCTTCATACTCGGCACTTGCTCTAGTTAATGTTTGTACTATCTTTGCCATTATACGGTATAATAATTTTGCATTTTTGATTCAATTGATTCTTTAATATCATCAGATCGATTTTGTAAAAATCTTGAACTAAATGGATCGCTTGCTACTTGTATATTTTCATCTACAACATTATTAACATCATCAAACATATTATTGTTATAAAGAGTTGCAATACCTCTATTGTCATCTCTATCACCAATAGGATTACCATAAGCATCTATATTTCCAGATCCTCTTTCTTTCATATAACTTTTGTAGGTTGCTTCTAATTGTTCAGGTGACATTTCAGCAACAGTTCCAAAATTAATATTTTTACCACCTAGATTAAATTTTCCTGCTCTAATAACATCTTCAAAAAAATTTCTGTTTTTTTCTGAACTAAAATCAGAAAATCGTTGTAGTGGTGAATTTACACCTTTATTAAATAAATTTAAAAACATTCCTGAAAGACCAAAATTAGGAATGTTTACTTTAGGCCTTGTATTGTAAAAATTTTGTAATATTTTTTCTCTGTCGTTTAATAAAACTGGTCCAATTGGATTTTTATCTGCCTGACCTGTTGCTATGTTGTGATTATAAGTTTGTAGATTACTAGCTTTATTTTCTGCTCCACTATATCTATCATTTCCTATATCTCCTCGGGTATCTCCTCTACCTGCGTTTCCTGGATCTGCTCTTCCTCCTGAAGTTCCTTCACTAGATCTTGCTGCATCATCACCTCGATACCCTGGTCTTGAACCGTCTAAAGTTTTAGCAACTCTTTGACCTGTTGCATACATTTGTCTAGCTTGTTGTAATCTTGTAATTGACATTATCGTCTTCCTCCAGTTTGTATATCTAACCTAAAAGTCCCTAATTTCCAACTAGTATCTACTGCAGTATTGGATATTGTAAGAGCTATAGCTCTTGCTCTTGCACGTGTGTCTATTTTTTCAGTTCCAGATGTTACAGTAAATGGACCTAATGATGAACTAGCTGCTGTATTATTAGGATAGTTTCTCAAATCTAATTGTATAATAGTGTTACCCGCTTGAGAAATAAAATCAGGTATAATTCTACTTACTCGCATAATATTTTCACCATCACCTCTTAAGTCTCCTAAATTAGTTGCAGCTCCTCTAATAACTTTTTGTGTAATATCATAATCTCCAGAAGTAATATTAGCTGGAATAGCTGTTGTTACTCCAAGTCTTACTTGATTAACTCCTGTTTCATGTTCATAGTAATATGAAATTCCTTCTGTGTTTCCTGTTACATCAAAAGATGTATCTGTGCCTGCATCGTATTGAGTAGCATGTGGTAATCCAAATACAGCAGAATCAATCCAAGTTGTTCTAATAAATAAAGAACTTGCATTAACAAACCATATAGGTCGTTTAGCAGTTGAGTCTAGATAACTATAAGTAACTGACTGTGTATTTACATTTGAGTTTGCTTCAGGATAAAACCATGTAACTTCTCCAAACAAATTATTAATACCTGCATAAACCATTTGATTAGATGTTGTATTTAAATTATCGTAAACATAGTCTTCAACTAAACAGTCCATAGATTCTAACTTACCTGTGTATCTAAAGAAACCATTGTCAGACATCCAGTACGCAGCACCATCAACTTCAACAGCAGCGTTCTTACCTATTAATCCACAGTTAGTTCCGACTTGTTCAAAGGCAAAAGTAAAAGGAGTTCCTACAAAACGCATGGTAAATAAAGCCGTGTCTGTCCAAACGTAAAGTGCATTTCTACCAAGTTTAGCACCCATGATCCGTGATCCGGCGGCCAGTCTTTGTGTACCAGCACTATTAGTTGCTGTAGGTGTATAATCATTTATATTTTCTTGAGATGAAAATCTTATAAACATATCATCTTGTGTTGTTTTATCACCAATAGTTGTTTCTGTTCCAAAAAATACTAAGTGACGATCAGGAGTAGATACTAACATATCTCTAGACGCTGTTGGTGCACCAGATATAATAGTTGCTCTTGTTGTTACAGCATTAGTTAAATCTGAATTCCATTCAAAACACTCACCATTAAATATTAAAGCAATGGCTGTGCTACCTAAATTATCTATAGACCACATACCGGGTTCTTCAACTTTATCCGTGGTCGATGCTGCTTGACCCCAGGCTGAGTAAGCACTAAAGTTAGTAACTGTTGCACCATTACTGTGAGAAGCGTTTGTTGTGCCTCTAACATTTCTAGTAATTCCAGTAAAACTTGTAGCTGTAATTCCTGTGTAAGATATTTCTTCGTTATCTACTTGTATAAAATTTGTTCCTGAACTTGGAAAACCTGTGGTACTTGCTACATTAATCGTGGTCCCTGAACCACCAGTTCCAGCAGAGTCGGCATTTAATGCTCCATTCAATGTAGTAGTTTGTGGATTTGTAACAGTACCACCCCACTGAGATATACCATAACCAAAGACTCCAACCTGTTCAGCTGGTCCTACGTGATAATATTGAAAATAAGTTATGCCTCCAGAAGTAGTTGCTCCTGCTCCTCCTTCATTTCCAGGCATTGTAATAGTTAATGTAGTTCCTGTTGGTGTTGATGTTACCATAAATTTTTTATCACAAAAATCTGCAGCACCAAAGTTTGAACCTGTAATAGCACTAAAAGTAGTTGTGTCACCAAATAAAATTATATCACCTGGTTCAAAATTATGTGCTGATGGAAAAGTAAGAGTTACGGTAGGTGATCCATTACTTGTGCTAAAAGCATTTGTGAGAGCTGTGCCTGATGGATTAGTTAAAGGATGTATATCATAGTATACTCCTCCTGTGTAAACGTATAAAATTCTATTAGTTCCTATTAAAGAATATTTAATACCTGTTTTATTAACCATGTGATGCAAACCTCTAGCCGCACCAGTTAATTTACTATCACCTAATTGAGACCAACCACCTATTTTTTCAGGTGTACCATATCTAAAACGTACATTTTCACCTCCTGTCCATTGTGATTCAGCTCCGGTGGGTGTAACTTGTTTATTAAATCCTGGTAAAAAACCTAGTTTTTGTAGCATATAAAATCCTGTTTATTAGCTATTATATTAGATTATAGAGTAATTCAATCT